TCCTTGTTCCATCATTTTCGTGATGGCTTTTGCGCGCAAATCGTGGAAGTGAAAGCGTTCGTTTCCTTTGTTTTCCCATTCCGTCATTAATCTTCCCCAGAGCGCCTTGAATCCTGAGTCGGTGTAAGGCTGGCCGGATCGGTTACAGATCAGATACAGGCCGCTGATTGGACGGGGTAGGGTGCGCAGTTTGTCTACGCATTGACGTAGACTTTCTGTCCATTCGATCAACACTTTTGCGCCGGTCTTAGTTTGCTGAATATATATGCCCTCGTCGGTGATTTTGTCTAGGCGTAAGCGCAGCAGGTCGCCTTTGCGTTGCCCGGTCAAATACGCAAGCCTGGCTGAGTATGCGAGAATCTTCCCGGTGTCGCTGATTGATTCTGCAAACAGGCAGAATGCAGATAACTCGCTATCGGTAACGAACCGGTCTCTCGGTGTTTCGGTGTTGCGCGCCACGCCGCGACATGGGTTGCTATCAATTATGCCCCAGCGCATTGCTATGCTGAATATGTGCGAAAGCAGCGATTTCTCACGGTTGGCGCGTACTGGTGCAGTTTGTCCGCGCCGGTCTAAGTATTGAGCGACATGCACCGGGCGTAAGTCTGCCGGTTTCATTTTTCCGAAAACTTCATTCAACAGTTTTGCGCTGGCGATTTCGTCTTTATGTGTGCGCGGCGCTTTTTTGGGACTGATTTCGCGCATGTAACGGTGGATCATGTCGCTGATGGTTCCAGCAACCGGGCGGCCTTCTTCGATTTCGATCAGTTTCCGCTTGGCCTCGATCAGGTCGTGTCCAAGGTTAATGCGCTCGTTTGCTGGCGTGATGGTGTAATACGTTACCTTCCGCGCGCCTTTATACTGATAAAGGCGCGGTGGAAGGTGCAGGTTGGTTTTGCGGCGTGCGATCATGGCAAGCTTGAAAAATCGGGTTCGGTCGATGGGGTGATGTTACCACTAACCGGCATGCCCATGCGCATGGCTGCGTATTCGCGCAGTACCTTGACTCTGCCCATCCTTGATACTTCAAACACCCATCCACGATCTGATAACCATTTAATCTGGCATTTGGCGGTTTTGGAATCGGTAAGTTCTTCGATTTCTGATTGTGAGAGTAACATTTCTGTTCTTTAATCCAAATTTATGCGCTTAGTTTTTCAATTTCGTCTGTTTGCATGGTCATTTTGTTGTTTTAAATATCCGGTCTGGTTTAGTCCACATTTCCTTTGTCACGAGCGGCGATCCAAAAGATTGGGTCACTCGGAACATTGGCAAATAATTGCTGCACTCAACGCCACGCGCAGAAATTGAATATTGAAAGGTTGCCATACTTTGCCAAATACTAGCCTTCGCTTGAACTCGGTAACAATGTCCGGCGTTCGGGCAAAGCGTTTGCGTACACATCGTTATATCTGCCATCTCAACCGCGCCGCCCGCTAAAACGGAATATCATTATCCAAATCATCGAATCCAGCTTTGTTTTGCGCTGGTGCCTGGCTTTGTTGGCTTGATTCAGAGCCGCTTCCTGATTTGCTGCCTAACATTTTCATCTCGTTTGCTATAATTTCCGTGGTGTAGCGGTCAATGCCTTGTTTATCAGTATATTTGCGAGTTTGCATACGTCCTGAAATGTAAATTTGCATTCCTTTGGTAACATATTGCGCCGTAATCTCAGCAAGTTTGCCGTAAATATTGACGTTTATCCATTCGGTTTTTTCTTGTTTTTCTCCGTTTTTGTCTTTGTAATTTTCATTACAAGCAAGCGATAAATTAACCATCTGATCGCCGTTGCTCATGTGTCTTGATTCGATCTTTCCAACATTTCCGATAAACTGACACAAATTAATACTGGCCATTTGCTTTTTCCTTAATATTAAAATTGATATTATTTTTATTTGTTAAATAACTTCACGGTGCGTAATCTTCGCCGCGTTTTCTTAGTCCTAGCCGTAACGTGAGTTTGCGAAAATAATCAAGGCTACAAGGTACTTGCTTAAATATTTCTCTTAAATCAAGCCCATTCTGGTGCAGTCTCAGTATCTTTTCGGTCGCTGTTTCGGATTTAAAGTTTTTTTTCACAATCCCGATATAGTGATATACAGTCCATCGTGACATTGGATTTCCAATTTTATTGCGCGGTATTATGTGGATGCCTTCTTGTATTTCGTCGTCTAAAATGAACTCGTAAATTTGCCATCCGCGAGTTATGCCGGAATCTAATTTTTGACTAATCCTTTCTTTCATCAAGGTTATTGATTCTAAAGGATAGCTTTTAATCTTGCCTTTAGAGTAGGGCCTTACATCATCTTTTTGAGGATTGTAGTTATCATAAATACTTGTACTCATGTCATGAGCATGTATCTTTACATTCGCGTTTTTATTGATCTTGATTTTTGCAGGTTTTTCTATTCCAAAGTCTCTTAGCCACATGGTTTTGCGCTCTTAATTAAATTTAAAAAACCTGTTTATGCCGCCGGTTGAGAATCGCCAGCGCCGCCAACAATTTCGCCGGTCGATTCGTCAACGATGATCGAGTCGTCGGCATCGATTACGATTTTCTTGTTTTCCTCGTTTGCAGCTTCGATCTTTTCCAAATTCTGCATTTCGATTGACATAGGTAAATATTTCCAGCCGCGCCGAATGACAGTCTTTTTAATCATTTCATCTCTGTCTGTATCCCACGGCGTTTGCTTGCCGGATTTAACCGCTGAGCTTCGGGCTTTAATTTTCATCACTTCGTCGACGGTCATCCACTCAAAATGGCTTCCGCCGTCTTTAAAGTGCGCGACCATATAAACTAGCTTTGGCTCGCCACGATCACCGGACAATTTAGGCCGGTGTGTAACTTTATTTTCAAGGCCAAGCACAAGATCGAACTCATCGTTTTCGTAAACCACATTTGCATTTATGTTGCTAATCTCTCCGGATCTTCTTGATAGAGATATTAAGCCGCGATAGCCTGTCATCATTTTGATTTCGCCATTAAAAGGCACAAGGTAGGCTTGTCCTAACGCGCCGCCGATTTCCAGCCCAAGGTGCGAAGCTTGCACGATTGCATTAACGAAGCTGCCTGGGTTTTGCAGTGCGATTTTTGCTAAATAAGAATTTCCGCGTAATTCGTTCAAAGCAATCCGAGCCATTTTTTCCGGGGTCAGATTGTTACCGATTACCGATTTGATCTGCCCCATACGGGAAGCCAAAAATTGTGACAACTCGTTAAGATTCGCCGGTTTTTCCAACTTCGTTCCTGTTGCTGCCGCTTTTAAAGCTTCTACAGTCATGATCTTCTCCTCATTTCAACAAAAAAGGCCTAGCGCCCGGTTTAATGGTCGTAAATCTGCGCATCATTTCTTCGATGTTGTCTTTGCTGATCGCGCCATTGGTTCGCAACATCAATTCGATTGCAAATCCCTTCCAATCTGTTTTCTCGCTTGGCTTGTTGGTTTTCCAAGTTGCCAGCTTTTGACCGTTGTGAAGCAAGAAAGCAGCTTCGCCCATGCGTGATTTGATTTGAGTAACCAAAACTTCAAGCCTTGTTTCAATGGCTTTCAGTTCGCTTTTTTTGTTTGATGCTTCACCGATTAATTCGAGAAGCTCAGAATCCGCTTCGATAGCAGATCCAGAATCAAATCGATACAATCGATTAATGTCTTCCGTTGTTGTCGGCTCTGGCGCCTCGCGGTTTTGAATGCGGCTCCAAAATTCGATTTCTTTATTGCGTATGATGTCGATCATTTCATCGTCACGGTCGACCACATGCACACGCAGATCATCCGCGCCGATCAGGGCCGCAACGATGGTTTTATTGCGCCTGGTAACCATTTGGCCGTGTAAAACCTGCGATGTGTAATAGATCGGGATTTCATCGGTATCTTGTTCGCCCCAATCTTTCGCAGCGAATGGATGAACAGTTTTCATTTCGCCGTTGACATGCTGCCCATCAAGCAATAATTCCAAATCAATTTCTGCGGCCAAAAATCCGTATTGATGATCGATATATCGCTGGTTTTTTGCGAGGATAGTCACGTCATGGCCACGATCTTCAAGCTCGTCGACCAGCATTTCGATCACGATCGGCTCCCAGCGCTTGCCGCGATTAAATAATTTTTGTTTCGTCGGTGTTATTTCTTCCTGGTATTCGCCAATCTTTTCTTGATACAAAGCGAATGGACTTTTCCATGGAGAAACGCCAAGAATCGCGGCAGCGTCAGAACTGCCTATGTATGTTTTCCTGTCTTGCGTGATATTTTTCAAAATCGCATTCATATCAAAAATCCTTAAAAATAGTTCCGCCCACACTCAAGCCATCCGGCAACGATGTAAGTCCGGTGCATCCGCTCAGATCAAGCGAGTCGCCCACACTCAAGCCATCCGGCAACGATGTGAGTCCGGTGCAACCGCTCAGATCAAGCGAGTCGCCCACACTCAAGCCA